TGTCTAAATCAAGAATCAAACCGGGCGTTGCAAGAACACCTAAAGACCCAACGTAAAAAGTTTGTAGAAAGCAAACGGCTGTAGACATTTTTTTTTACCTATAGAAAGCAAGGGGCCAAAAGCCCCCCACCTATTTAAAAATTAAAGTGCCGGGTTTAAATGCCCGTGCCCGCCTATAGCGACAACAGACATTGGTGCGGCGGCTGTGCCCGTTTCAGCTAAACGAATACGTGCATAGCGTTTTGTGCCACGGTAGTGAACCAAATACGTGCCGGGCGTGTCAGTAGTCGCGTCAAGGGCTTTTGCAATACCACTTGCGGGCACTTCACCGGCTTCACCACCACCAACTAAAAAGTCGTCAGCGCCACAAGCCGCATAGGACCCGTCAACGTCAACGTCTGAATGTTGAATAATGATGTCAAATTTGTTTGACGCAGAATCCATTCCCGCAGATTCAACGCCCGTTTCAACTACGAATGTGACTGAACCAAAATCGGCACAATCAAAACCAGTTGTGTTCGTGGACGCTGAAACTGCAACGGTGCAAGAACCTGTGTGACCTTTAAAATATCTTTTAGCATTTTTAACATGGTGTAACTCCTATAAAATGTTGTTTAAAAATTTTGTTTCTTCGCGCATACACGCGGGCGCGAACGCCCGCACGTTTCAATTTTTTATTACGTGTTGATTTTTAGAACTTTGATTGCTTCAAAATTCTTCACAGCGCCGCCCACTCGTTTAGTGGTGTAGAACCCAACGTAAGGTTTCGCTGTGTAAGCGTCACGTAAGATTCTGATTCCAATGCGGTCTACAATCTGATAACCGGCTTTGATGTCACCATAGATAATGGTGTCAGTCGTAGCGGTCACAGAACTTGGAAGGTCAGCCGCCATGTAAACGGGCTTGCCTAAAAGTTGATTCGGTGAACCCGCAGTTAGACCCGGTTGCCAAATGTATTGACCACTTGTCACGTCTTTGAACTTGCGAATAGTCGCAATTAAAAGGCGGTTGATAAGCCATGACGCATTCAACTGATAGCCTTCTTTTAACAAAGACTGAACGTTGATAAGATCGTCTGACACCATTGCGTTGTTCGCAGCCGTCAATTGACGTTGAACCAAACCGAAATCGTCACCTGAACCGTAGGCTAAAATTCCCTTTGGCTTCGCTACACCGTTACCGTTTACAAACGCAGTCGCTTCGTCGCGGCTGAATTTTTCTTGGCATTTTTCGGCAAGCCATGCTTCAAGGTTCACACCCGCATCGTCTAACAACTTTTGTGTTGCAAACGGGAAGGCATAAAGTTCATGAACGGGCACGTTTTCTTTTTGAATTTGTGGCGTGTTCGTGCCGGGACGACTTGCAATTTCACCGACCCAACCTGAACTTACTTCACCAAGGTCGTGCAAAATGTCGAAGCTATCAGACGTGATTGTCTGAACGCTTGCAAGTTGACGAATCGGTGAAGATTCGTAAATCTTTTTGGTAATTTCGTTCGACATTTCAGGTGTTACCAAGAACCCGCCGTCTTCTTCTGAATCAACAGACATTGCCTTTGACGCCATTTCTTTTAGGTCGCGTGGCATTTCTTTGTTCTTTCTCATGTAGTCGAACAAAGCTGACTTGTACTTTTTCATTTCTTCTTTTTGCACTTTTTCAGGGTCTTCGTTTACAGCCTGACGTGCAAGCGCGGCGTTCATTTCACCGATCTTTGTCTCAAGACTTGCAATGTGCGCTTCGGTCTTTGCAAGTTTTTCTTCGGTCGCGGCTGAAGCAACGCCGTTCTTTTTGATTTCGTCTAAGCGTTGGTCGTTTGTTTTTTTGAATGCTTCAAACGCGCTTCCCATTTCTTCGAGTTTTTTCTGAATGTCCATGTGTGCCCCTTTTGGTGTTTGTTAAAATTGTGTTTTTACCCGTTAGTGAATTTCTGAATAAGGTCGTCAATTGACTGACTAATTTTAGTCGGGTCAAAATCTTTTATTGCGGCTTCAGTTTGAAGTGCAAGTTCTAAGTCCTTTAAAGAAACCCCCTGTGAAATACATTGTTTAATTAAAAACTGCGCTTTGTCAATAGCCCCTAAACTTTTTGCGGCTGTGACCATTGCCTGTGTGTTCATTGGGAATGTCACAAAAGAATATTCGTAAAGTTTCAATTCTTTTAGCATTCTGATTCTTGGGTTTTCGCTACTTGGTTCAGATTGCACAGTCATGTAGCCAATCGAAAGTCCAGCCGGTGCGTCTAACTGTTGTGCTTTCTTCGCTAACAAATAACGTTCGCGGGCTTTCTGCACACCTAGCATTAACGACCCGACAACACCAAGTCCTACTTCGTCTTCAAACGCTTTTTCATTCCAACCGATTTGGTCCCATGCGCTGTGGTCTGCAAGAATCGGCACGCGCCCTTTGTTTTCTTTTAATGTTTTTTTGAACGCGCCTTTTACGACAACGTCTAGACCTAAGTCCACATTCCCGAAGGTAGACGCATAACCTTCAATGCGTCCTTCTTCTTTTACTTCGTCCACGTTGTCGAATTTGAAACTGAATGTTTTGTATTCTAAAACTTTTTCTTTAGACATTTGATTGCCCCTTTTTTTGAAATTTCATTTCTAGTTCAACTTGCAGACGGGCGTGATTGCCTTGAATTTTAAACATTTCTTCAGCCTTTTCGTCAGTAACTTCTATGACCAACTTCCCGTTCTTGGGACTACTATTATAAAAGTCTTCTAATTCTTGGGGACCGTCAAATGGAATAAAAATATAATAAGTACCCGTGAACGTTTCAAACTGTGTGACTAAAATTTTTTTCATTATTGCCCCCCACCTTTATTTTTAAAAACTAAAACACACCTACAATTTATCACTTGGTCAGCCGGTGCCCCGGTGTCACCCGGCCCGTCCATTAGAACGTCAGGGTTTACTTTGAATTTTTCGTCAATAGGTATTTCACCGTTTTCGTCTGCAACAGAACTGTGGTCTGCACCTAAGCCGTTGTCACCGCCGTCACGCACACGCGAGTCGTTTGCACTGACCCACTCTTTTACCATGCCGGGAATCTGCAAACTTTTAACCGCTTCCAAAGCACCATTGTTTGAAGCAATGGCAACTTCAGTGCGTGCAATGCGTGTGGCGTTTGACTTCCCTAAGCCTTCAAATTCGGCTTCAAGAAAAAACGAAAGGTCTTGCACGCTATCGCCGTCACGAAGGGCTTGTGCGGTCCACTCTTTTACAATGCGTTTAATTTGTTTTTCTGTGGTGTTCGTAATGGTCGAAATATTCAAAGACGTTCTGCGGTTAATATAAGATTCTACAAACGAGTCAAAATCTAAATCTTTTTTGGCTTCAATCACAAGCCCCTTTGATTTTGCTTCGTCAATGATTGGTAAACCAAATTCTTCAAGTGCATACTTCGTGTGTTTCTTTAAAGTCTTGCGAAGTGCGGGCACCCAATCACTGACGTCTTTCACAAGGCCAAATTCTACAAGACGTTCTTCGCGCCCTTGCAGATTGCTAGCTGTGTTCTTCATGTTGTTTAGCAAGTCTCGAAAGTCTTCTTGTAAATCTTTTTCAAAGTAGTTTGTAAGGCGCTTTCGTTTTGCGTTTTGTCGCTTCCATGATTGTCGTTTTTCGTTTGCGTTGACAAGGTTGATTGACTTGAAACCTTTTTCGCTCTCTTCGTCTGTGTCATCGTCTGAAGGTTCATTGTTTGCTTCGTCTGTTTGCGGTTTCTTTGGTGGTGTATTTTGTGGGGTGTTGTTCGTCGCATTTGGTTCAACTTCAGGTTTAGGTTTAAAGCCATTGCCTACTTCAGATAGGATTGCTTCAGCCTGTTCAGCCGTCAAGTTGAAAGACACCATAATAATTTGAAGCCCGGTTTCGCGTGGTATTTTTTCAGTAGCAACGCTGTTAATAACTTCCAAAAGCGAAGTGATTTGAATACCTGATAGTGAAGTCTTGGGGTCTGTTGAACCTTCTTCAGCCGCAAGTTTTAGGTCTTCCATTGATAAAATTTCAGTGCCGATTTTGAACAGGTCTAGACCTTCGACCCGGTCATAGCCCGCAGCTTCACGCTTTTCGTTTTCATTTAAAAAAGACGCTGTAGACAAAGACGTGTATTTAGCTTCACGCTTTTCTACAAGTGCTTCAATGTCGTCTTTGTCGTAGTCTAAATAAAGACCTTCACCAAAGGCGGGTGTCAGCCATTGGTTTAGTTTATCTTTGAGTGAGTCCATTGTCGGTAGAATTGTGTCTTCGTAAAATGATTGTCTTGCTTCCTTATAGTTTGCAAAAGTCTTTTGCCCCAAGCCTACAAGTTCACCGGGCACACCATACACCGCAAAAATGTCTGTGGCGGTGACGTTTTTATTTTGCAAAAAGTCCATGTCTTTTGGACCTAAAGAAATTTGTTGCCAATTCAAACCGCCTTCTAAAATCATTGGACGACCGGCGTTTTTTGACCCCTGAAAGTTTTCGTCAAATTCATTCTTCAATCGGTCATACTGTTCTTTAGTAAGCGCACCACGTGGGTTAATGTCTGTGACCTTCATTTGTAAAACACCACTTGGTGTGGCGCTGTTCTGAAGTAGTGCTAGATTCCATTTCTGACCCGCGCTGTTTTGGTCGAGTGATAACAACGCCGCTTCAAGTGGGCTTAGGCCATACCAAAGATTTATCGGATTGAATGACTTCCAATGCATGATTTTTGAAGTCATTTTTACGGGGTCAACTGGGAAGACCCTACGTGCTGCACCTGTTGCGTATTCGTATTGTGCCACATACCCGTTTGCGTTTGGCACCACTTTCATTTTGTCGGGGCTTGCGGGCCATAGTTCTAAAGGCACACTTCCCGTTAAACCTGTGTTTGCTTCAATGTAGCTATTGCCTGTAATTTTAAAATAGGCCACAACGTTTTCAATGAACTGCGCACGTGCCATGTCGGGGTTTGGTTTGTCTAAAAGATTTAATAAAGGTGAATCAAGAATTTCTATTTTTTCTTTTCTTCGGCCCGCGCCTTTTCTGTAAAGGCACCAATCAATGCCCGCGCACGCAGTAGCAATTTTAGAAACTGCAATGTAGACAACGGCATTTTTAGAATAGCCCAAACGTGCAAAGCCGTCATAGTTTGCCGGGGTCGGTTGTGCTTTACCAACCTGTTGCATAGAAGAAACAATGCGCGTCTGTGATTCTTTGAAAGAAAAAAGCCCACCTAGTCGATTGATAAAACTCATGTTGTGTGTCTCGCTTTTAATGGTGTTATGGTTTTGAAATTAACCGAACTACTTGATTTTTACAAAGCCTAGTTTTTTAGCGCCTGAAGGTCCATTAAGAATTGGCCCCACTTCTTTACCCGTCAAAGCGTCTTTCAGGTTAAAGACCCGCTTACCATTTTTGTCGAGTTCGTAATTGCCTAGAAAAAGTTTACCTTTATATTTTTTTAAATGCTTCCACATTTTTGCCCCCCACTTATTTTTTAGACTAAAGACCTGATTCCCGGTTGAACCAAATTGTGCGTGTTAAAATGTTTAACCATCATTGACGTGGTGTCAACTGTGTCGTCATGGTCTGACTTCAAAAACTTTTCGTGTTCGCGCACAAACACTTCGACTAAATTCACTTCGCGCCCGTCTTCGGTGCCCATGATTGGTTTCTTCGGTAACAAACATTTACCCGCTTTCACTGTAGGTTTCGCAGCCGCCGCACGCACTTCCTTAGACAAACGTCCGGGGTCATACGGTGTGATAGGTAAAGACGTGTAGTTCAAAAGGTATTGAATCAAAGACGAACCGGCTGACTTGTCTTCAATCACAATTTCGTCAGGCTTCCATTTGTTTGCCATTTGTATTGTGAGTTCTTCTAGCAATGGCCCGTCTGTTTTTTCGCGCAATAAATCTAGAAGGTAATAACCATTTTTTGTTCGCGCCCATAGCGCGTAAACAGAATAGTCATTTGTGACGCCGGGCTTTTGTGCGCAATCAATGAAAAGTGTAGTTGATAAAATGTCACTTGGGCTTGCTTCGTAATACTTCCAATAGTCAGGTGGGAAGAAACCACCGCCGGGTGTCTTTGGTTCTTGATCTAACTGTGCCGGGGCGTTGTCACCTAAGCGTGCTTCAGCGTCAGTGATTGATTCTTGATTCCATTGGTTAGGCCAAAGAAGTTCACCGCGTGTTGTGCGTGGGTCTTTGAAGTTCAGTGCGGTTTTTG